GATGCTGGTAGTATAAGTTATGCTGGACCTGTTGCATTGAATCCAAAATATGATCAAAGACTAATTTTTAGTCCTGCACAAGCTGATATGGGTTGGGCAGTCCCAGCTAGTATTGGTGTGGCTATGGCAAGTAATAAAAATGTTATTGCTATAACAGGTGATGGAAGTTTTATGAGTAATCTTCAAGAACTATCTGTCATGCGTCACCATTGGTTAAATATTAAAATAATAATATTAAACAATAGAGGATATTTGAGTATCAAGAACACTCAACAAAAATATTTTGAAAATAGAGTATATGGTACAAGTGATAAGACGGGTTTGGAGTTTCCAGACTATGCAAAGTTAGCTGATTCATTTGGTATTCAATATTACTTAATAAAAAATAAAGGTGATTATAATAATGGTATCTTTTATGGATTAGATAGGTTTGAATCTCTATTAGCTATAAAAGGTCCTGTATTAATTAACTGTATATGTTTAGATGATCAAGAGATACTTCCTTCACAAGCGTTAAAGAATGGTAAACAAGCAGGTCTACACGATATGACTCCATTCTTGTCTGATAAAGAACTTAAAAATGAAATGATAGTTGATATATGAAAAATGTATTAATAACTGGAGCAACAGGTTTCATAGGTAGTTACTTAGTTGAAGAGTTTGCTAAAGATAATTTAGTTATAGGTTTTATAAGACCTGGATCTAAGAGTGTAAAAAGAATGGAATATCAGGCAAGACCTTGGAATAAAACTTACATAGAACACGATATAAGAAAGCCATTTAAAAGAAAGCCATTTAATTATAATCATAAAATTGATATAATATTACATGCTGGCGGTAATCCAAGTTCTGAAAGTAGCTTTCATGATCCTTATTCAATGGTAATGGATAATATAGTTGGTACAGCTAATGTACTTGAGTTTGCAAGACAGAATGATATTAAGAGAGTAGTTTATTATGGTGCAGCAGAATCATATGGACCATCTAAAGATATAGAAAGAGGAACTATTGAATCTGATGCATACAATTCATTAACTCCATATGCAGCCTGTAAGTCTGCTGGAAGTGAATTATGTATGGCTTATTCAAATAGTTATGGAATAAAAGTCAGTGTGTTAAACATAGCTAATACATTTGGTGAAAAGTGTCAAACTAATCGTTTTCCTATAATAGTTTTAAAAAAAATATTTGAAAATAAACCAATTACTATCAATAAAGGTAGTGATGGTTCAATAGGTGGTAGAAGATGGTTTCATGCTGAAGATGTTGCATTACAAACAAGATATATTTTAGACAATCAAGAAAGTTTAAATGATGTTTGGAACCTAGCAGGTAAAGATTTTATCGATAACTTAACTTTTGCTAATATGATAGCAGATGCATATGGTGGATCATTAAAAGTAAAATTTGATACAGTTAAAAGATCTGGTCATGAATCATTTATGTCACTATCACCAAAAAAACTTTACGACTTTGGTTGGAAAGATCCATATACTATTAATGAAAGAATAATACAAATGGTAGACTGGTATAATAAAAATTCTAGGTGGATATATGACTAAAGCTGTTTATGTAACTGGTTGTTTAGGTTTTATTGGATATCATTTAACCAAACAATGTTTAGAAAATAATTGGCATGTATATGGTATTGATAAACAAACATATGCTTCTAATACACAGTTTTTAAATAAACTTAAATCTTATCCTAAGTTTAAATATTCGTGTGAAGATATCAATGATTTACAACGTATACATGATTGTGATTACTTTATAAACACTGCAGCAGAAACACATGTTGATAATAGTATCAAATGTAGTAATGCATTTTTAGAAAGTAATATTAATGGTGTACATAACATATTAAAACTTATACAAGTTAAAAAACAAAGACCAATACTTTTACATTTCAGTACTGATGAAGTATATGGTGATATAGATGTTGGTTCATTTAAAGAATCCAATCTTCTAAAACCAAGTAATCCATATTCAGCTACAAAGGCAGCTGCTGATATGTTGATACTAGCTTGGGCAAGAACATTTGATATAAATTATGTAATTGTAAGACCAACAAATAATTATGGTACTGGTCAATATGTTGAGAAGTTTATTCCTAAAGCAATAAAATATTTAACATTAGGTAGAAGGATAATATTACACGATAAAGGTTTACCAAGAAGAACATGGTTACACGTGAATGATACAGTGTCTGCAGTAATGAAAATAATTGAGTCTAAACAACAAAATGAGATATATAATATAAACGGCAATTATGAAGAACAAAACATTGTCGTAGCAAAGAAAATATTGTATAGTTATGGAATACTAAACGACGAAGATGATTACATTGATGATACAGAAAAGAGACTTGGTCAAGATGTGAGATATTCAGTAAACGACAACAAACTTAAAGAAATTGGTTGGCATCCTAAAGCTAATTTTGATAAGGAGTTAAAAATAATAGTAGATTATTATAAGAAGAATTTTATATGGTAAAGTTATTAACAATGAGTGTGTGGGGAGATGATCCAAGATATATCATTGGTGCAAGACAACAAACAAGATTAGCAAGTCAATTTTATCCAGATTTCACTGTAAGAATTTATACAGATGATGCTGAAAAGTTTAAAGTATTACTTCCTTGGTATGATGTAGAGATACATGAAAGACAAGATAGTAATGGTGTCTTTTGGAGATTTGAACCTATGTTTGAATCAGAAGATAATATTGTTTTGGTGAGAGATTCAGATGGTCGTATAACTAAAAGAGAAGCTAGAGCAGTTAATGAATGGTTAGACTCTGATAAGACTTTTCACACTTTTAGAGATCATGAGTCCCATTTAGAATATCCAATTATAGCATGTGCATTTGGTTATAAAGGTAAACTACCTAAACAACAACTTGATGAAATGCTAGCTATTAAAAATCAACCTTTCTATTATACAAATGACCAAGTGTACCTACGAGATTCAGTTTGGCCGATAGTTAAAGATAATAGTATGATACATCAATATGATCAACCTGGATGGTTTAATGAGTCAAGAGAAAAGTTAAGAAATAGATTTTCTTTTTGTGGAAATGGTTATGATCAACATGATATGCCATTATATCCTCCAACATTAAAAGAATGTTCTGGTTTCGATCCATCTAATGTAAATGAGAAGTACAAATTTGATAAAGGAATACTTATAGATGAGAACATTCATAATAGTACCTACGCATAACAAAGAACATCTTATTGAACAAGTTTATGATGGTATAGCTTCAAATATTAGTAAACAATTAGATTATAAAATTATCTTTATAGCAGATGGTTGTACTGATCATACTATTAGTATAATAAACAATTATACTGAAAAACATAATCTACAAGATAATACAGTTTTGTTAACTGCTCCTGATGTTCATGAAATAAAATCTTTGAACATTGGACTCAGTTTTATAGAAGACAAATTTAAACCAGATGATGATGATTTAATATTCACTGTTCAAGATGATGTTGTAATACAAGAGCCTAATTTTGATCTATATTTTAAAAAGTTAAATGAAAAACATAATAATACTGGTTATATAACTTGGAGACTTGGTTGTACTTTGTCTACAGATGGTGTAACATTGAATGAGTCAAACTTTGTTGAATCTGAATTTGGTCATTGGTCTGTACACAAGATTGGTCCTCCTTTTCAACAGATTAAACATAAACAGTTTGCTATAACAGAAGCTGTTATAAGAAGCCCAACTTGTGTACTTTGGAAAAGGTACAAAGAAGTTGGTTTTTATAATGAAGAACTTGCACCGTGTGGATTTGATTGTCATGATATGAGTATTAGGATGAATAAAGCAGGTTATAAGAACGGCATACTTGCATTAAAATATCAAAGTGATGTTGACTGGGGTTCTACAAGAGAAAAGCCTCAGACAGAAGTTAATTCAAAAATAGGCGAGATATTTGAACGTAATAAAAAGCATGTAGTGCAAACATATAAAGATTATTTTAATTATGAGTAAAACTATATTATTGGGATCGAGTGGTTTTCTTGGTCCACAAATCTTATCAAAATATCCTTCGATACAATCCGTTGGTAGAACAACACCACCTAAGACAAGTCCACTTGTTCATACTTATTGTCCTTCGTTAGAAGAGTTACCAGAGGTATTAGATGAACAAGATTTTGATAAAGTTATTATGATGATTGGTAGTTCTAATCACACAGTTCTAAATGAACAAAGACCTCTTAATGTAGAAGCTATTGAAAAGAATGTGCTTCCAATGAAGAGGGTCTTTTCATATCTAAGAACAAGAAAATTAAAAAAAGTAATAACATTTAGTTCTATACTTTTATATGATAAAGAAGTAATGACTAATCCAGTAAAAGAACATACACCTTTAAAACCATATCAGAATGATTATATCTTTAGTAAGTATCTTGGTGAAGAAGTTGCAAGATTTCATCAAGAAGTACCAAACATAGTTGTAAGGTTAACAAACATATATGGACCAACAACTGTACTTGGTAGACCTGATTTAGTTAATGAATTGGTTGAAGGTTTATTATTTGAAAAGAAAGCAAAAGTAAAAACAAATAAACCACAAAGAGACTTTATCTTTACTGAAGATGCATCAGATGCTATAGTTAGTTTATTAGATACTGATTATACAGGTCCAATAAATGTTGCTTCAGGTGTGATGCATTCAGTTGAAGATATTGTTAGTACATTAGAAGAACTAACAGGTATAGAGATAGAAAGAGGTAATGGTAAGCATACAGGTCATTTACAATTTGTAGCAGACATTACTAAACTAAGAGAATTAACTGGATTTGAACCAAAATATGATTTAAGAGCAGGTCTTGAGAAAACTATTATAAAAATGAAAGAAATGTATGCACAATCCTAAAGTAGCTGTTATTACACCAACTATTGGTACTAAACATTTAAAACAAAATTTAGAATCAGTGATGAATCAAACATATAAAAATATGATTCACTTCATAGTTGTAGATGGTCCCCAATACATGGAAAGAGCCCACACTATACTTGAACAAGTTAACAATCAAAGTAGAGAAGTAATATTTCTACCTGAAAATACAGGTCATAGTAATTATAATGGTCATAGAATATATGGAGCAGCTCCTTATTTAATTAATGCTGATTATGTTATGTTTTTAGATGAAGATAATTGGATTAATTCTTCTCACGTTGAAGATTTAGTTAAAGTTGCAGATAAGACCGATTGGGCATTCTCGTTTAGAAACATAGTTGATCAAGATGGTAAATATGTTTGTAATGATGATTGTGAAAGTCTTGGTAAGTGGCCAACATGTTTGAGTGATAAAGAATTCTTTTTAGATGTTGGTGCATATTTTTTACCAAAAGCATTAGCAGTTCAAATATCACCTGCTTGGCATAGAAGAGCTAGACATCCTGATGAGCAGCCTGAAGTTGATCGTTTGATAATGCAAATACTTTTACATAATCAATATACATATGATTCAACTTATAATTACACATTAAATTACAGAGTTGGTAATAGAGATGATTCAGTTAAAGCTGATTTCTTTCTCCAAGGCAATGAACACTTTATGCAAAAATACAATGGGAAGTTACCTTGGAAAAAATAATGTAATGTGATATAATTTAATTTTGTTATGGAGTTATTATGAAAATTAGTGGTGAAACACTTCAAGTGTTAAAAAACTTTGCGTCGATAAACACCAACATTGTATTTAAGCCTGGTGATACGATAGCAACTATATCAAGTGCAAAGAATATATTTGCACGTGCTAAAATAAAAGAAGAATTACCTAATCAGTTTGCAATATATGATTTGAATTCATTACTTGCTATGATATCTTTGGTTGATGATCAAGATGTAAAGTTCGAAGATAATAAACTACAGATAGTAAGTGCAAGTGGTATATTTCAATACTTTTATTCCAATCCAGAAGTAGTTACAGCAGCACCGGATGTTGCAATAGATCATGATGCAGTTTATAAATTTAAACTTACTGCAGAAGATATACAGATGATCTTAAAAGCAGCAGCAATAACAAATGCGCCAACCGTATCAGTTTCAAATAAAGAGCAGAGTGTCACTATAAAGGTTGGTGATAGAAAGAATGATTCATCAAACAGCTTTCAAAAAGTTATTGGTTCAGCATTTGATGACTTTGATGTATTTGTTGCAGTAGAGAACTTAAAAGTTATTCCTGATGCATATGAAGTGTCGGTTGCTAAGACAAAGAATGGCAAAGCCAAGTTCTTACATTTTAAACATGAATCAAAGGAGCTGCAATATTGGATAGCAGCAGAGCCTGGATCTAATGTATGAGCGAAGAATTCTTATGGGTAGAGAAGTACAGACCAAAAACTATTGATAGTTGTATCCTATCGACAGAGTTAAAATCATACTTTGAAAGTATTATTAAAAAAGGTGAAATGCAAAATATGTTATTTGCTGGCACTTCTGGTACCGGTAAAACTACTGTCGCAAGAGCTTTGTGTGAACAACTTAAATCTGATTACATACTAATAAATGGTTCAGAAGAATCTGGCATAGATGTTCTCAGAACAAAGATTAAACAGTTTGCATCTACGGTGTCATTTACGGGTAATACAAAAGTTGTTATATTAGATGAGGCTGATTATCTTAATCCAAGTTCTACACAACCAGCGTTGAGAGGATTCATAGAGGAGTTTTCAAATAATTGTAGATTTATATTTACTTGTAATTTTAAAAATAGAATTATAGAACCACTACACAGTAGATGTAGTGTGGTAGAGTTTAAAATTCCATCTAAAGAAAAACCTAAAATAGCAGCAGGTTTTTTTAAACGAGTCTTACATATACTTAAAGAAGAGAACATACCTTCAAATGATAAGGTAGTAGCAAAAGTTGTAGAAAAACATTTTCCAGATTACAGAAGAACACTAAACGAATTTCAAAAATATTCTCAATCGGGAACTATAGATGAGGGAATACTTACAAACATATCAGAAGTAAATGCAGATGAACTTGTTGTTTGTTTGAAAGAAAAAGATTGGAAAAGAATGAGAATGTGGGTAGTAAATAATTTAGATAATGATCCACAAAGTTTGTTTAGATTCATATTTGATACAATAATGCCACTAACTAATCAGGTACCGCAACTTGTCCTAACTATTGCTGATTATCAATATAAAGCAGCTTTTGTAAGTGATCAAGAGATAAATCTTGTTGCGTGTTTAACTGAAATAATGGCAGGCGTATCAATAAATGAAAAATGAAACTATATCACCTTTCACTTTTGTAAACTCAATTAATTATACAAAAGAAGATATCATGGTAGATGATATTGCCGAGAAACAATATATACCTTTTATAGTTAATAAAGGATTATCATTTACTCCTGATACTGTAGTCTATGCAAACGAGATGAATTCTCGTCCTCATTTGCAAAAGTTATTGCAATACCAATTTCTTATAAATATCGTCAGAAAGAAAAAAAGATTTAGTAAATGGATTAAGAAAGAAAAGATTGAAGCGATCGATATAGTGAAAGAATATTATGGATACAATACTGAAAAAGCACGTCAAGTAATGTCAATTCTCTCCACCGATCAAATTCAAACATTAAAGAAAAGGTTATACAAAGGCGGAACTGATGGCGCATGAGTTTTTTAATATAAACATAGAAGGTTACGTACCTCTGGAAGTTACACTTATACAACCAGATGATTTTTTGAAAGTTAGAGAAACACTTTCAAGGATTGGTGTTGCATCAAGTAAAGATAAAGTTTTGTATCAAAGTTGTCACATATTACATAAACAATCAAGATATTTCATTGTTCATTTTAAGGAATTGTTTGCTCTTGATGGGAAACAAGCTGACCTTACAGGTAATGACATTGAAAGAAGAAATACAATAGCTAAGCTGTTGTCTGACTGGGATCTAGTTAAGATAATAGATTCTGAGCTGCACATGAACATTGCTCCTTTATCGCAGATAAAGATTCTATCTTTTAAGGATAAAAATGAATGGTCATTGCAGTCGAAGTATAATATCGGTAAAAAACGATAAACCCGCTGTGCCATATGGGCAGCATTTTTTAACTTGCTTATTAAGGAGAAACTAATGGTTGATTTAAATAACCCATTTTTTAAAGATTTTGATAAACTTTTTATTGGTTGGGACGACACCTACAATAAACTTACTAAACTACATGATGATGTGACAAAGAACATTCCAAACTATCCCCCATACAACATCAAACAAGTTGATGATAACCACTATGTGGTTGAACTTGCTTTAGCTGGATTTGCTAAGCAGGATATTGATGTTGTGTTTGAAGAAGGTAAATTAACAGTTTCTGGTAAGGCTGCTGATGATAATGACAACTTCATTTTCAAAGGTATTGCAAACAGAGCGTTCTCAAGAACATTTGCTCTTGACGATACCATTGAAATAAATGATGCAGAGATGCTCAATGGTATGTTAAAAGTATTCTTAGAAAGAATAATTCCAGAACACAAAAAAGCAAAAAAGATAGATATAAAAGACAAAGCTGCAAAAGCTAAAGCACATTTTGCTGAAAAGGAATTATTAACAGAAGAATGAAATTAGGAATAGCTAAAACCAAGAAAGGTGCCTGGTTCTTTGAAGCCAGCACCTTAAATGGTCAAATCATTATAATTGGAATACATACCTCTAGAAGTTTTAGTTTTATGAAAATATTCTACACCGAAGAACAGGCTACGAGTTACATTGCCAAGCTCACATCTAAGGAGTATAATTAATATAAATGAGGAGATTATTATGAATTCACGAATTATTATTTTGATGTTTTTATTCATGTTTTTATCAGCATTTACTATTAATGCTTATTCAAGAACAGTTACAGTCCCAGTTATTAGTGTTCAACCCATGGAAGTTGCTCAAGCTAGATTAGTAAAAGGCACAAGATGTACTCCAATGGTTACTGGATATAATAACGGCAGAAGAGGTACTGAGTTTGGTCAGATAATTGGTGGTGTGATTGGTAGCATGGTAGGTAAATCTGATAGTGAGAGAAGAATTGGTACTGCCATGGGTGTTATTATAGGTGGTAGAATTGGCGAAAGACATAATACAGCACCAGGTGTAGTATATGGTAAAACTCATTGTGGAGATACTTATTCTAACCAAGTACAAACTGTTATTGAAGGTTATAAAGTAACTTACAAGTATCATGGAAGACTTGATACGGTTATACTTAACTATGATCCAGGTTCTTATGTTACATTAGAAACTACAACGAGAGTTAGATGAAAGACAAAGCTATAAAAGCGTTAAAAGCACATGCTCTGGGTGAGATTGAAAAGCACTTATACAATATGGAAGTTTTATTAAATCATCCACAAGGTATTGCTGAACACCCAGATCATATTGAAACATTGCAAAAAGAGTTAGATCAAATAGCAACACATCACGAAAGATTAGAAGTTATAGGACATTATTTTCAAGTACGTTAACTTTTAAAATGTGTGTATGCATAGTTTTCTTTATCAAGTATTTTTCTTGCGTATTTTGTAAACTGTCCATTACCAATCACATTTATCCTAAATCCCAAGAACCCATAAGAAATAATTAAACTTTTATATATCCAGGGGTTCAATATTATTTCTTTACAAAAAGGTAGCTTCAATGTTATCCAATTATTAGTTGGTGTTTTGCCATCATTATATATTTGTGATTTTGGATGTAATATTTCCATTATATAATTATTCAAAGTAAAAGAACAATCATCTGTAATAATTATTATTTTTTTTCTGTATGCCATAATATTGTACTCAATGCTGATATCTGGTTTAATGCTTCCTGTGGATCCTTATCAGTTACAGGAAAGCAACCAGAATGTTTATAATTTTTTTTAATATGTAAACATTGGGAATGTGTGTTATAAACATCAATTAAACTTACTGTAGATGGTGATGATAAGAATACACATGCCCAAAGTATTTGATTCATTTAAACCATTTCCATACTGCCGCTTCTGTCTTATATATCCGCGTATTAAATTTACATCCTCTTTTATCTTTTATTCTTTCTACCCACCTAAATGCACCGTGTGTATCGACACACTTGTAAAAGCATGTAATAATTTGATCTTTACCTAATTGAAACTGTTCAAGATGATTCTCATCAAAATATTGCAATGTACATTCATAAATGTCTTTATTTGGTGGTACAAAAAATTTTGCATTTGTTTTAGCATGCAATCCAAATACACTCAATGATGACATTCCTATCAATCCAACTATTACAATAATAGATGTTATCATAACATATAAAAATCTTTCCATTACTATTTTCTTCTTTCATTGCTTTTTGATATAACATTGACGGCTTTTTCGCTTACATAGTAAAGACCACTAAACAATAATACTGTAAGAATTAATATTATTATACCCTGCATAACATCTCCTTTCAATCGTCTTGACTGATAAAATTTTCTGATTTACTAAATCCATCACAATTTATTCTATGACCTTTTGGAGGCTTAGCTTTATCATAATGTAATTGATACACTGATGCAGTTAAAATGCCCGAAGTAATTAACAATATATTTCCATGATCATCAACTACTCTAAACCTTCTTACTGGCGGTAAGTCTACGTC